CTGGTCCTAAGCAGGCATCTACTGAGGTCTGGGAGAATGGTCTTAGGAAATCAATGCATGGTCTACTACAGAATCAATCATCGACACCTCCTGGTCCCGAAGTCTTAGGTGGTGCTGAGAGGAATCAATTCAACCCACTATATCCCAACATCTCAGGTGGATACATTGACACAGGTTATCCTGAGGATCCTGTTGCTGAGTATCGGTCTGGATCGAAGGGGTATCGTCTACAAGTCATCGGTGGTGACTACGGTGACCTGCTGAGGCGTCACCTGATCACACGATTTGATGAGGTTGATGGCACCTTTGCACAGCGTGGAGTAATGCTTGCTAATTCTCCTGTCTGTTTTGCTAGGAGAGAGAAACCCTGGTATGAAGTTGCTAACACTAGAGCAGCAGCAACGTTGCAATTCCCTGGACATACACAGTCACCTCAAAGTCATACCTTCTTCAATGCAAACACATTCATTCAGGACTACTACCTGGATGGTAATGAGTTTGATAACGATGCCATCCCTGATGGAGCAGCAGCGTCAGCGTTGCAAGCAAAGGTCCGAGTAGCATTTACTTTCTACTCCTCTAAGGCAATCCCTAACGAGGCAGGATCGCCTGAGGGAGGGTCTGACTACCCTGAGCACTGGATGTGTAATATCACTCTCCTAGAGGTCTTACAGACGGGTATGGGATACTCTGCTGGACAGGAGTTTGAGCTCTTCTGGCCACCTAAGAGATACAACCAGGGTGCTGCTGGTCCTCTGTCTGCATACTTCCTTGCTGATGGCACAGGTATCAAGGTGGATGGTAGTGGCACTGGCACCATCACGCTGAGGTTTGATTGGGATGATAAGGTAAACGTTTCTGGTCAAGCAGTTGGTAACCTAACTATTGGTGGTCAGGTATTTGATCAAGGTAACAACACTACTGGAGATCAGACTCGATCTTTCTCTGTCACTGGTGGTAACACATACACATGGGCTATCAATGGTCAGAGTAATGATGCTGGTTTCAGAATTAGAGACGGCGGTCAGAAGATCCAGTGGGATGATGATGCAGGCGGCAGCTTTGACGTGAATGCTACAATGAGAATTACCGATCTGGATACAGATGGTGGTGGTGGACAATCAGATGACGCTGCTTATAATGCAATGGAGTCTCCCGATGTCTCACCTTACTATCCTGACATGAAGGGTAACTTCAAACTGCCTAAGAAACTTGCTGCTTTCTATGAGAAAGACAACATGAAGAGGACAGCGAAGGAAGCNNTCAGATTCAAACTTATTATCACACAAACAACATAACTATGGCAGGTTTTGGCAATGCTAAAGAGGGATGGGCGGAGAGATCGCTAGAGAAAACATCCCGTGAATTGAAAGCACTTAGAAACGTCATCGAAAAATACAAAGACGATCCCAAGGGTCGTAAGAAGATGATGAAAAAGATGAAGAAGTACTGGAGGTCTAACCTTGCAGAGGTGCATGGTATGGATAACAAACCTGCCAAGACAGAGGCGTTTGGTGGTGGGTTTGTGCCTGTCGGTATGGTAGAAGATCTGGAAGCAGTCCAGAAGATCATTGCTCCTCAAGAAGAAGTCCAAGAGACAGAATCTATAGATAGTCTGAAGGAAGAGGATATGTCACAGATCCGTGATATGCTTTCTAAGACCAAAGGGGAGGACGACCATGATCAATCTGCATCAGAAGTATAATCACTACCTTCACACAGATAGGTTATTGGATACTGCTGATGTGCATGAGCGCGTCATCTCATATGGTTGGACGGATGATGGTAAGGACTTGACTGGGTATTATGTGTTGACAGAATGCCATGCCTTATACTATGATCTCAAGGAGCAGTTGATCAAGAAGGTCAAGCGTTGTCCAACTGGCACAAGGGCTTGACGTTTTCAAGAAAAACTGTTATAAATAACCACCTGTGACGATTGTTACAGACTGTAAACAAACGGAGACATGTCGAGTCTCCTATCATCCGTGGGTTAAACTCTACGAGAAACAACAAAAGGAAAAACAACAATGATTAAAACTGCAATCGCAACTCTTGCCGCTACTGCTGCTGTGGTAGCTCCATCTGCTGCCCTTGCTGGTCCCTACGTCAACGTGGAAACCAATGCAGGTTGGACTGGCGCTGATTACACTGGCGCGACTACAGATTTCCATGTGGGCTACGAAGGTGCTCTTGGTGAAAGCGCATCTTACTACGTCCAAGGCGGTGCTAGTCTGGTTTCCCCTGACAATGGCGAAACTGATACCGTCCCTTCAGGTAAGGCAGGTCTTGGCGTCGCTGTGACTGATGCCGTTGGTGTCTATGGTGAAGTGTCCTTCGTGGGCAGTGGTGATGACAGCATCGATCGTGGATATGGTGCTAAGGCAGGTCTGAAGTATACCTTCTGATATATAACTTAGACGGAATCTGATGCTCCGCAGAGGGTCCTAAGGGACCCTTTTTTATTCTCCTATTACATATCGCCATGGCAAAACCTGGAAACACAGCAATTTACACTAGACCTGGATGTCCTTTCTGCACTAAGATTAAAGAAGTGTATCGAATGAAAGGATATAGCTTTGCAGAATTCACATTGAACGTTAACTTTACAAGGGAGCAATTCTACGAGCAATTTGGTCGTGGTGCTACCTTCCCACAGGTCCTAATCAATGGACATAAGATGGGTGGTTGCACCGAAACTGTCAAGTATTTGAGGGAAAACAATCTACTGTGAAGTCAAAAGACACAACTGAAGTCTACCAACTCGTTGAGCGAGCACTCGATGAGGCAATGCTCAATGGTAGATTCTTATTCAAAATGTATAATTATCTGAAGGCAGGTAAGTGGACACGACGTGAGACAAATGAATTCATTGAGTCGTCCACTGCTGCACAACTCAGCAACACAGTTGAAGAGTTAAATGGTTATATTAAAGGGGGTGACAAGCAACTGCGCGAAGCGTATGGGCACATCCCTAAACCAAAGGCACGAAAGATTCGTGACTATCTCTATGGCATCTTGGAAGACTCTTGGAAGTATCACGCTGAGAGGAAACCAGGAAGACGCAAGAAGACCGCTAAATAGTATTCAACAAGACATATAGGAGGCACCATGGCTGATCTTTCGTTTCTTTACATTGCCTTCTTTCTTACAATCGGATCCTTTCTCCTAGGATTCGTTACATCTTGGAATCTGAAGTCTGTATTTGATCAATGGAAGGAGCGTGCTGAGTATGCTGCTGTTGTTATGCACCCTGAAATGATGGGTGAAGATGGCATGGCAGACCCTGCAGACCTACTCTACTTGCGTATTACAGATGAAGATGATATTATGGAAGACGATGAGTGAATGCAAACCTATTACTTAAACCATGAAACTGATGATTTCTGAAGTGCTTCAGAAAGCACATAATGCTAAGACTAAAGCAGCAAAGATTAAAATCTTGCAAGAAAACAACACCCAGACACTCAGGTCTATCTTCATTATCAACTTTGATAATACTGTGGTCCCTCGTGTGCCTCTGGGTGAGGATGTCCCTTACCGTGCTAACGAAGCACCTGTGGGCAC